GCATTAGTCTTTCAACAGTAAATGCTTGACCTTGTGTAGTTTCATATGATTGTGAATCAGAATTATATGCCCGTTGTCGAATTTGAGTTTTTTCAACAAATGAGGGATTCTGAGTTCTACTTTGATTATACTCTAATCCACTTATGTAATAGGTTATTAAAGGTGCTGATGGCAAATTACTAGCCGAGTTATTAGCAATTATGGTAGCAGCCTGTCTACTACTATCACCGTACATGATAGGAACTCTTACATATATTGTATTACCAGCCGGATCTTTACCTTTAGTCACATACCAATTGGAAAATATTTTTGCAAATTGAATTAAAAATCTGCGAATTTGGTTATCGTAAAAAAATTGTGCCAATTGAATTACCTTTTTTTATGTAATCGGTGGAATAGGATCTAGTGGTGGTTGCAGTATTGAAGATAGCGGTTGTGCTTCAGGAATAACTGTACCGTTAGTTAATCTTGTTACATTTGAATCATTGATGAATCCAGATAATAAAGACCTATCTTCAGCAGTAAATCCGGTATCGGTTCTAACATTTTCAGAAATTCTTATCCATAATTTACCATTCCATCTATATAGTAATTGAGGTAGATAATCGATTCTTAAGAAATAATCACCTACTTGTGGATTTTGTGGGAATGATATACCTGTTCCAACTGGATATCCGTTTGGTGGTACAGCGGTACCTGTTAGATAACCCGCACTATAACCAAATGTTCTAGGACTTGATCTAGCAATATATTGAAATGCAGGATCACAATCAGCACGGTAATCCATTTGTTGAGTAACAGTACCAGTAAATCCAGGTGCTACTGGGTTTTGATCACCGGTTGCATATGTATTGTCTGAAGTGCCATATGGACCGGTTATTGGTCCTGTAGATTCTACAGAAAGAATCATATCGCCTTCAACCTGTCCTGAATTATTACCTATTCTTTTTGGTGCTAATTGTAGTACTTCTAAATTAATTTGAGTAGAAACATTTATAGCATCTACTGTTACATCCCATATACTTTGCAATGCTTGTTTAGATATTTTGACTACAGGGTTTGCAATTTTGTAATTAGGATTACGAATCATTGCTACTGTGCCAGTAGTAGGTCCTCCGCTTGAACTAGTAACCAAATTAGTAGGTGGAGAGGGCTGATCATTTTTCCCTGATAATACACCGTTTGATTCGTATTCCCCATATGTAGGTGAAATATATAAACTACTACGGTTATAACCTGCTAAGGGAACAATTCTAGCAGCTTCTTGTAATGCAGCATTATTAATGTCTAAATTCTTATTGTATGTAGCAAGTATATCTTTAAGGTTTTGCTCAGACGACAATTTCCAATATGTTGGGTTTGGTGGATAAATTCCAGCAGGAACATTAGTGATCGATTCATAATTTTTATCGCCATAACTAATTATATAGCCGGATGGATAAGTTTTATCCTTATCCCACAAACCTAAGTAATTATCTTGATTAATAGGCTCTTGAAGTATTTGACTAAATTCTTGACTATCTACTAACGGTTCACATTTAATACGCCATAAATGAGGATACCATGTTACAGAAAATCCCTCACTAGCATAATTGGAATCAGTTATCTGATAAAATCTTTTTAATGCTACAGGTATTGTTTCTTTTAATGGATTATAATCAAGTAAATGCGGTAATTCTAATACATCACCTACCATTAACTTTCTACCTATAAGTTCAATCATGTCATTGTAATGTACTGTAATAAAGATAATGTCATTATTCAAAAACAATCCAAATTGACTTAAATCAAAATCCAAGTTTTGCACATTATAATGTCCGCGCAAACGATATATATTAGTATCGTATGTTCTATCGCGGTTTTCTAAAAACAATAAATCTTGTATATTAGTGGGATTTAATGTAGAATAATCAGGTTGAGTATAATCAACACTATCGCCTTGATTAGTTGGACCTAAATATTTATGTATGTATAAATCGGTCCCACCAACAGTTAACATTTCCGATATAGTTCTATCTAAAAACCTATAGTCATTTTGTTTATTGGAACGGTAGAGGCTAAGTTTTGGCATATATGTATTTATCACGCACACGGCTTGACAATAAATGGAAGATCGTGTATCATTGATATATAGATAGTTGAATAGGAGTGATCATGGTTAGGAAAGCTAGCAAAAAAGTTGTAGAAGAAGCTGGGTTGGTCCGTAGTCTTACCCCCAAAGATGAGGATGCCAAATATTTTGGTGAAGAGCCCTCATTCCTGATTCAGCCTACTGAGGAGAATCGCGGGATAGCATTAGCCCGAGCATTCAATTGGTACAATAAATTTTATAACAAGAAAGACGCCAAAGAATTTTTGGCACAGTACCTAGACTTGAATACCAAAACTACCGAAGCCAAAACTATTAGGCGTGTTGCTGACAATGAAATCATCCCAACGATTGGGTGGTTGTCTCGTATGACTCTCCGTGGTCTAGTATTAGTAGAATATGAAAAACAGACCTTGGAGAATGAAATCGGTAGGTTGTTGAATACCATTTACAAACCCGAAGTCAAAGAGGCTAGTCGTACAGGTGGTCCAGTCAAGTCTGAAGCACCTGTTGTAAATAGGCCCAACGTACAAGAAATCATGCGGGAAAAGGCTAGCGAAGCCGCAGGTGAATTGGAAGGCTTGCTAGATGATTTCATTAGTGCAGGTGCGCTTACTAAGCATACATATCGTCCAATTGATGAATTGGCTAAAAAGAATGTATTGCCCCAGCATGTTAGTTTCATGGTTGAAACTTGGAATAAAAAACTCATTGAGTTTACCGAGGTACAAGAAGGTAAAGATGACCAACTTGTACAAGGTTACATGCAGTTGAGTAAACAACAAGTCAAAAATATTATTAAGTTTATTGAATTAGTTCTTAGCGAAATCGGTAGTTATGTTACCGTTAAAAAAGTTAATAAAGCTCCTCGCAAGCATAAAGCAGTTCCAGTTGAAAAGCAAGTATCTAAACTAAAATATTTGCGTGAATTTGTAGACGCGGCTGCTAAACTTAATTTAACAAGTTTACATCCAACTAAATTACATGGCGCAAGTGAAGCTTGGGTATACGATACTTCAAGGCGTAAACTGCATCATTATGTTGCCGATGAATATAGTAAATACTTTACTGTTAAAGGTAATACTTTATTAGGGTTTGATACTACTCAAAGTGAGTGTAAAACACTGCGTAAGCCAGCAGAGCAAATTAAAGAAATTATGGGTAGCAAGCCAGCTGCTCGTAAATATTTTAAAGAAATTAAAGCAGTGTCTGTTACCCCTACAGGAAGGTTTAATGAACATATGATTATATTAAAAGCATTTTGATGACTAAACTTTTAATTTGTGGTGATAGTTTTGCTGCTGATTGGACGATTAAATATACAGAAAGGGGTTGGGTCAATTTACTTGAGAAAGATTATAAAATAACTAATCTTTCTCAAGCAGGTTGTAGCGAATACAAAATTCTAAAGCAATTACAGTCCATAGACATAAATAAATTTGAGTTAGTGCTAGTGTCACACACCAGTCCTTTTCGCTTATATGTAAATGAACACCCCGTGCATTATGAGGATAAGTTACATAAAAATAGTTGTTTGTTATATAGTGATGTTTTAGAACATTTGCCCAATTTCCCTGAATTAAACCCGATTATAGAATACTTTGAAAAGTATTTTGATGTTGAATATGCAGAACACATGCATAATTTACTTCTACAAGAAATTGAGGAATATTGTACAATAAAGACATTGCACATTTCGCACATTGATTGGAAGAATCTGTATAAGTTTAAGAACTTTGTAAATTTTAAGGATATATTTCTAAAACATAGAGGTTTGGTAAATCACTATACTGATATTGGAAATAAAATCGTATATGAATCTGTTCTAGAAAAATTGAGGATAATTAATGAGTAAAAAAATAATGTTAATTGCAGGTGGAAGTGATCCTGCAGGATCTGAAATTGATGGTTCATGTGATAGCCCATATAACCGTCAACATAGTTTTGGTAATCTATTGGCACAAAAGCTAGGATATGAACCAGTGAATATCGCTATCTCAGGATCTTCAAATGGAGGAATAGTTAGGAGCGTTTTAGATTGGTTTAATCACAATTATACTACCGATGGTGATGTATATGTGATTGTGGGTTGGGCTGACGGCATAAGAATGGAAGTACCATTCTATCAAAAGACATGGTATAATAAAGAATGGGACAAATATGCTGACTGGTATAGCCCTACACACGATGACTACATTAGAATCAATATGGGTTACAAAGGAAATGGATCTAAAGAACAAGATTTTATTGAAGGCTATCATAGGTTCATGGCTGACAACGAGTTGTACCTAGAAATTCTAAGTGTAACGTATGTGTTGCAACTTCAATATTTCTTAAAGATGCACAAGGTCAAGTATTTGTTTGTCAATACATTACAAATGTTTACACAAGAGCATGATACGTTGAAATGGTATAAGGATCAGATCGACCGTAAACGATTCTTAGAATTTGATAATAATGCTGAATCGTTTTATTTCAAGTATGCTAATTTAGGATACAAAAACACAAAAGCAAAATATTTTCATCATGACGAGGTACCGCATCAACTTTATGCAGAGCACCTTTTTGAGTATATTACTAAAAATAACCTGCTAACACTCCCATAAATAAGGAACTAAAATGACACAACAAATTGATTTAAACAAATACAAAGATTTTGTAGAGGCAATCACTAGTAGACCTAGTAATTATTTGACTGACTTTATTAATAGACTAGATCAGTTATCAGATAATTGTGATGATTCTATAGAAGAATATGGTCCTACGGTTAATATGCCTTTGCTAATTACAGGGGCGCTAGGACTTAGTTCTGAGTGCGGTGAATTTAATGAAATAGTAAAGAAAATGCTTTTTCAAGGTAAACCTTTAACTAAAGAAAATCTATTTCACATGGAGCGTGAATTAGGTGATATTATGTGGTATTGGATTAATACATGTAGAGCACTTGGACTTGATCCTAACAAGGTAATTGAAGGTAATGTTGACAAATTAATGAGTAGGTATCCCGGCGGTGTATTTGATGTAACTCATAGTGAAAATAGAAAAGAGAATGACTTGTAATCCTGATAAATAACATATATCAGGATTACAAAAATGACTGCAAATATACTATCGACACCTACTAATCTAAATTTAGATGAATTAAAAGAAGCACTATTCACTAACCTAAGATTAAGATTGGGTGATGGTATTATAGACATTGAATTAGATCCTCAACATTATGAAGCCGCATTAAATTATACTATTAAACTATACCGTCAACGGGCACAAAATGCCACTGCTGAATCGTATACATTAATGACAGTTATTCAAAATGTTGATACTTATACATTACCTCAAGAATTTATAAATGTAAGGGCATTATTTCGTAGAACCGTGGGACTCGAAACAGGTCCTAGTTCTTCATCATTTGATCCCTTTTCAAGCGCTATTCTTAATACTTACTTGTTAAATTATAACTATACCGGAGGTATGGCAACATATGATTTTTATGCAGGTTATGTAGAATTGGCAGCAAGAATGTTTGGAGGCTATGTTAATTATACATTTGACCCAGTAACTAAAGTACTTAGAGTAGTTAGAGACTTTAAGGGCACCGGAGAACGCATATTAGTTTGGGCTGATGTACAACGGCCCGTCGAAGTTTTATTACAAGATCCAGGTGCTGGAGTTTGGATAGGTGACTTTACCCTTGCAACATTGAAGGGCATTATTGGTGAAGCCCGTGAAAAATTTGGCAGTATTGCAGGTCCAGGAGGAGGATCTACCTTGAATGGTACAGCGATGAAAGCTGAATCCAAAGCATTGCAAGAAGCACTGTTAGATGATTTAAGAAAGTATCAAGACTATTCTCAACCATTGACTTGGATTCAAGGTTAAAATGAAAATCGGGGAATTACTTAGAGAAAGTAATCAACCCATAGTTGACTCTAACCACATATATACATTAGCAAAAAAAATTCACCGAAATTATAATGACTTTGGTGAAGGGGATTTATCTGACAGAATCTTTTGGTTTGATCAATATAAATTAGTTGACTTGCCTTTATCTAAATTAAATTTGAATGAATGGGACATAGATGAAGATTTAGTAGCAGACCATATTGCTCAAATAATGAAGTCAAAACACACAATGCCTCCCATAGTGTTTGACCCAATTCAGAATTCTATTATTGATGGCACACACCGCGCAAATGCGTATGCTAAATTAGGCTATGATACTATACCTGCTTATATAGGTTCAGTTAAATCTGAACATTATGGTGAGAGTGGTGAATCAGAAGAAGATTATTGAACCTAAATACTTTATTTTGTTAAGCTCCTGTAATATAATATATATTTACAGGAGCTTACCACATGATCATTGGAATTACCGGGTTAATAAATTCTGGCAAAGACACTATTGCAGATTATCTAACTACATTTCATGGTTTTAAAAGATTAAGTTTTGCCGCTTCTCTAAAAGATGCTGTAGCAGCGGTATTTAATTGGGATCGTGAAATGCTAGAGGGTACTACTAAGTCAAGTAGAGAATGGCGTGAACAGGTTGATCATTGGTGGGCAGAACGTTTAGGTATCCCTCATCTTACCCCTAGATGGATTCTACAATATTGGGGAACAGAAGTTTGTCGTGATGCATTTCACACGGATATTTGGGTGGCTTCAGTAGAAAATAAACTAAGAACCTCTACTGATAGTATTGTAATAACAGATTGTCGTTTTGCCAATGAAGTTGCTGCTATTAAAAATGCCGGTGGAATCACTATTAGAGTTGAAAGGGGACCTAATCCTGAATGGTATACACATGCAATAAATTTTAATAAAGGTGAAAATAGTAATTATAGTTGGGCTGTTGGTAGGCACCATCTAGAAAAACTGGGTATTCATGCTAGCGAATATAGTAGCGTTGGCTTAGAGTACGATAATATTATTGCAAATGATGGAACAATAGACGATCTTCATAAAAAAATCGAATCAATAATCAACTTGTAAGTCGCCACGTTTCCAAGTAACTTCTTTTTTCTTTACAACTTCAACACAATTTAAACATATACTACGAAGATTACTTAGCATTGTGTTTTCTAAATTGCCGTCGATATGAAACACGGTAATTTGTGTTAAAAATATACTACGAAATCCACATAAATCGCATGTGGGTTTTTTCTTATATCCTGCCTTTTCCCAATTATAAACTCTAGGTCTTTTCTTAGTTTTAATCTTCCCACATCCATCACATATACTACGGTAATGGGTAATATCATTTCTTTTGTAATTTATGGCACAATAATTTTTGTTGCAAGTATTACAAATAGGTCTTTTCAGTATCATATTATTATTTATGATCTTTACCTTCGAAGGTTCGTCTAAATGGCTGTTTTTTAAAAAATAAAATAAATAATATTATGCAAACTAGGTGGTAAACCTCATAATTTTACAATAAGGAAAAATAAAATGGCATTAACAAGTCCTGGCGTTGAAGTTACAATCATTGATCAAAGTCAATATCTTCCAGCCGCAACCGGTTCCGTACCTTTCGTATTAGTAGCAACAGCACAAAACAAAGCTGACCCAACTGGTACGGGAGTAGCAGTTGCTACTACAACAGCAAATGCAGGTAAATTATATCAAGTAACAAGCCAACGCGATCTTGTTACATTATATGGTAATCCTTTCTTCTATACAACAACTGCAGGTACTCCTATTCAGGGTTACGAACTCAATGAATATGGATTATTAGCAGCATACTCATTATTGGGTGTCACTAACCGTTGTTATGTATTAAGAGCAGATATTGATTTAGCTAGTTTAGTAGGACAAACAGGTCGCCCAACTGGTGCACCTGAGAATGGTTCATGGTGGTTAGATACTACAAACTCAACATGGGGCATAAACCAATTTAATGCTACAACTGGACAATTTACTTTACAGAATCCTATCGTAATTACAGATTCAGATTATATAAGCGGAGGTATACCTGTTGTTAGTATAGGAAATATTGGTGATTATGCAGTAATAGCTAATCAATTAAATTCAATGAGTGACCAAGAATTTTTTTATAAAACCTCTTATAATGTATGGGTACCAGTTGGATCATCGGACTGGGCAATGGATTGGCCCACTATTCAAGGTACTGAGTCTAGTCCTGTTTTAACAGCCGGCGACACATTTGACATTTCTTTAATAGATGATAATGTCACTCCGACAGTCAATACTACTGCTACTATTACTGTTCCTAATTCAGGTGGGGGTCAATCAAATGTCAATGCTATAGTATTGGCAATTAATAGTTTAGGATGGGCACAGTTGAGTGCCGGCTCATCAAACGGAAAATTATTTATTTATTCAAATACACCAAATAATGGATCTCCAAACTCTCAATACATTTTAATATCTTCACCGACAGGGACAGTACTTGATGATTTAGGAATTAGTGAAGGTGATTATTATCCACCTATATTACAGTGGGGAACTTCAGCACAGCAGCCGTTATGGCAAACTGGACAAAGCTTTCCTAGGCCTACTGGTTCAGTATGGATGAAAATTGGATCCGCAGGCAATGGATTAAATCCAGTTGTTTCTCAATATGACGCAGTAACCGCATCTTGGATTAAAAAAAATGTAGCTTTATATACCAGTGATTGGGCAGCATGTGCAGCATTAGATTCTAGAGGTGGTAAAACTATACCAGCGGGAACAGTGTATGCCCAATATAGTACTGTAGATACCCCAATAGTTAATTCCGTATATTTTTGGGAAAGATATGCCACTGGTCCTACAGTGGTTACTGGGACTAATACTAGTCCAACATTTACAAATGGACCCTATACCTTTAAGGCGGCCGTTTCTATCCCGGGTTCATCCACAACATCTAGCATATATTATGTAACTTTGGGTAATAATTCAGATGCTAGTGATTTTGTTACTGCATGGTCGGCTGCCGCTATTAATTATACTACTGCTAGTGTAGCAAGTAATGGTGCGATTCAATTAACACATACTGAGGGCGGTGTAATTCTTTTGGATGATACTTACGTAAGTAGTGTACTTGGTATAATGTTGACAGACAATTCCGGCAGTATTGCAGGAATTAGTATTTCTGCTGCTGGAACATATACTAATGTAGCTATTAATACAGATTCAGGCAGTGGTTCTGGTGCTCGTGCTACTGTAACTAAAACAGGATCAGGTACAACTTATAGTAGTAGTAACACCACAATAACAATCACTACTCCAGGTTCGGGTTACGCTGTTGGTGACTCGCTATCTATTGACGGGGGTGTTTTAGGCGGAGCATCTGGATCAAATGACCTTTCATTTACGGTAGGTACAATTAGAAATGAACCCCAAGGCGTATCTTCTGGCTTGTTAGCAGAAGCTGGATTCAATGTTGGAGATATAGGTGTTAAAGAAGGAGCTTCTAATTTTAATCAATTTATTGATGTCCCTGTTACAGGTGGAGCAGGTTTGAACGCTCTAATAAATGTTACATCATATGGAAACTATATAGATATTTCTGTTGGTTCTGATCCTGGATCTGGATACAATGTAGGTGATACTATTACGGTTTTAGGAACTAAACTCGGTGGTCAATCCCCTGCAAATAACTTAGTACTATTAGTTGCTGAAATTGGTGGCGGGACCGGGGATATAGTTTCAGTAGCCTATTCTAGTGGTGCACCTGCTTCAAGTTTCTCCACAGAATTAAGTAATTGGGTAGCATTTGATTACACAGCTAATGAAGGTGCACCAGTAGCAGCACCTGCTAATAATACAAACTGGTTCTATAGTGTAGTAAATCAAGTTGATATTATGGTAAACACCTCAAACGGATGGAGGGGCTATAAGAATACTAACTATGATTCTAATGGCTTTCCTATCCCTACAGGTAGTAATACTACCGATCCAGCTGGTCCCATTGTAAGCCCAACTGAACCAATTGCACAAAGCGATGGAACATCGTTAGTTTACGGTGATCTTTGGATCGACACTACTAATCTAGAAGATTATCCTGTAATTTCTCGTTGGCAACAAGTTGACGGAGAAGATATGTGGGTATTAATAGACAATACAGATCAAGTTAATAGTACTGGAATATTATTTGCTGATGCTCGTTGGGCAACTAGCGGTAATGTTAATCCAGCGGATGACCCTATTCCATCAATAGCAAGTTTGTTAATCAGTAATTATTTAGATTTAGATGCGCCAAGTTCAAGCTTATCTCCAATAGGAATGCTGTTGTTTAACACACGCCGTTCGGGTTATAATGTTAAACAATATAGAGTTAATTATTTTAACTCAGCCAGATTCCCTGGAGAAACATTACCTACTCAACGGGATGCATGGGTATCGGCAAGTGGCTTACAATCTAATGGTAGTCCATATATGGGTAGAAAAGCTCAAAGAGCAATGGTTGTAGAATCATTAAAATCCGCGATTGATACTAATCCGGCTATTCGTGACGAAGACAACTTCTTTAACTTAATGGCTACTCCTAATTACCCTGAATTACAACCTAATATGGTAGTGTTAAATGCCGATCGTGGTGAAACAGGTTATATATTAGGTGATACACCATTAGGATTGCCTGATAGTGCTACTGATATTCAAGCATGGGCAACAAACGCGGCAGATGCAACAAGCACAGGTGAAGCAGGGTGTGTAACACGCAATACTTTCTTAGGTTTGTTTTATCCAAGTGGAATAGCATTTGATTTATCAGGTAATGAAGTAGCAGTTCCTGCATCACACATGATGTTGCGTACTTTCTTACGCAATGACAATATTGCTTATCCTTGGTTAGCAGCAGCAGGTACAAGAAGAGGCATTATTGACAATGCAGCAAACATCGGTTATGTAAATAGAACTACAGGCGAATTTCAACCTAGTAAAACTAGAATAGGAATTCGTGATGTATTATACATTAACTTCATAAATCCTTTGGTTTTCTTTACCGGAAATGGCTTATTGAATTATGGTAATAAAACAAGCTTTGATTCACAAAGTGCATTAGATAGAACCAACGTTGCAAGATTAATTGCGTATATTCGTCGTCAACTAACTATTGCAGCACGGCCGTTCGTGTTTGAACCTAATGATGCATTTACTAGAGGTCAAATTGCAAACGTAGTAACATCGTTAATGCTTGATTTGCAAGCAAAACGCGGTATCTATGATTATCTAGTTGTATGTGACGAGTCGAATAACACTCCTGCTAGAATCGATAGAAATGAGCTTTGGGTAGACGTTGCAATTGAGCCTGTTAAGGCAGCTGAATTCATCTATGTCCCGGTTCGTATTTTGAATACAGGTGAGTTAGCAGCTCTATAAAAATTAAGGGGCAGAAATGCCCCTTAATAAAAGATAAATAATATTAACAGGAGAAATTAAAATGGCGATAGCCTCACAAACACTAGTTAATCTGTCAGCAAGTGATACCAATGCTAGTAATCAGACTTTATTGATGCCAAAGTTACAGTTTAGATACCGTCTAAACTTTTTCAATTTTGGTGATGGAGATGGTATTGAATTAACACGCCAAGTTGTTGATTGTTCCAGACCAAATCTTTCATTTGCTAAGATTACACTGCCAGTATATAACTCTACTATTTATATGGCAGGTAAGCATACATGGCAAACAATGTCTATAAATGTGCGTGATGATGCTTCAGGTGCAGTATCTAGAGCGATCGGCGCGCAAGTTCAAAGGCAATTAGATATGGCAGAACAAGCCAGTGCTGCGTCTGCAAGTGATTATAAGTTTTCAATGACTTTAGAAATTTTAGACGGTGGTAATGGAGTTGCAGCGCCGCAAATACTTGAAACATGGTATTTAGTTGGCTGTTACCTAGAAGCAGTTAATTATAACACAGTTAACTACGGCACTAGCGAAGATATCAAAATAGCATTGACAGTACAATTCGACAACGCCATTCAAACAGGATACAATGGAGTCGAACAAGGCGTAGGACAGGTAGCACAACCACAAAGAAACCCAACAGATACAGCTACAAGCGTAGCCTAATAAGGTAACGGATGGCTAATTCTAACGGGGAGAACTTACAAAGAAGGACTGGCAGACCCAGTCCTTCAAATGACGGTAAAACTTATTCTCCTGCTGGCGCAAATCTGCGTGATGCACAACACGCAGCAAAAATATTTAGAACTGGTGTTTACCAAAGAGCACCTAAACTTAAATTTCTATTTCATGTATATTTTGAAATTAACCAAACCGCATATGATCAAAATATAAGTACTGGTGATAATTTTGGTCTTGTAGTTAAAAGTGTTAAACTACCTAGCTATCAAATAAACACGGTTGAACTTAATCAATATAATAGAAAAAGAATTGTACAAACTAAAATCAAATACAATCCTGTTACTATTAATTTTCATGATGATAATGATAATATGATTACCAGTTTATGGGATGCATATTATACATACTATTATAAAGATGGTTCAAATTTTGGTGCTGTCTTTCAAGGTGCTAGAGGCGGAATTGCTAGACCAACTCAGGGCGGAGGCGGGTCTGTGCAATCAGCAACAGATGCTAATTACAATTATAGAAACATTTACACAAATACAGATAATATTGTTGGTAATAATAATTGGGGTTATTGGGGAGAAAGTCCTAACCCTAGTTTAATTAAAATTCCTTTTTTTAAAAATATTACTATATTTGGATTTAATCAACATAAATTTACTGCATATACACTAATTAATCCAATTATTAATTCATTGAATCATGATACATATAGCTATGCAGAAGGCGGTGGTACAATGGATATTCAAATGGATTTAGGATATGAAACTGTAGTTTATAATGCAGGTGCTATGGATGGCAAAACCCCTGGAAATATTGTTCAAGGATTTGGTTTAACTGAATCATACGACACAATATTAAGTCCTATTACGCCGAAGGGTAATAATAGTCCTGTTGCAGGAAACAGTAATTATATTCCACCGGCCGGTGGTTATATGAATCAATAATAAAAGGGTATAACATGTTAAATAATCCAAACGTAGCTTATAACTATCAAAAAACACCTGGGTTAGTTACTTCAGATCCATTACAATCTGTGGCAGCATTGTCAGTAACATTAAGAAATAATCCAAATTATAATAGAAATATATCTACTTTATATCCTGTAGGTCAATCCACACCCAATCCAGGTGCTGGATATCCCACAATGTTAGCAATTCAATATCCTAAGGGAGTGGGGCTATATCCTTATGCAGGTTCTCAAGTAACATATATAGGTGCAACTAGTGGCTAGAATAATAGATAATAGATCCAGCATAGATCGAACTATTAGAATTTTTGATTCTTTTTATTCTACTGATGTAATAGTTGGTGCTGACCAATTTGATATTGTATATGGATATTTTTCTAGTGTATGTGCAACTAATAGCATAGCACAAAATTTTACAGCAGTTTTATTTAGAGCGGCTACCGAAACCGGATTAAATGTATTAGACTTGTTAGATGAACTACAGGGTAGCGGTAGTAAATTACAAATGAATAAAAAAATTTGTTTTTATTTAAATAGTTTAAAGTCGAAAACTTCTTTGTATGGAATAAGCATTGTTCCTAGGCCTAATATACCTGTAGCGAGAAATATAGTACAATGATATGGGAAAATGGGCACAAGGTTTTTATACCCCAAAAAACCCTCAAAAATATATAGGAAAACATTCTCCTAAGTATCGTTCAGGTTGGGAACTTACGTTTATGACATTTTGTGATACTCACAATAATGTACTATATTGGGCCAGTGAAGCATTACGAATTCCATATAAGCATCCTTTTACAGGTAAACCAACCATATATGTCCCTGATTTTTTTGTAGTTTATGAAAACAAGTTTGGCAAAAAAGTAGCAGAAGTAGTAGAAATAAAACCACAAAAACAAAGTATTATTGAAAGTAAAGCAGCTACTGCAAAGGACAGAATGATTGTTGCTATAAATCATGCTAAATGGGCCGCAGCTATGGGATATTGTAAAAGTCAAGGATATACTTTTAGAGTAATTACAGAAAAGGATTTATTTAGAAATGGTAACCAACCCTAACTAAATATTATTATGACAAAAAAATTAGAAGAATTATTTGAACTACCAGAAGCAGATATAGAATCTTTATCTAAACCTATTCCTGAAAATGCAATAGAAATTACTAAAGAAGCATTAACTAATTTAGAAAAAATAGAAAATGCTTTACCTCAAGTACGGGGTTTAGAAGTTGCAGATATTGAGATGGATAGTTTAGCTGATTTAGCTACTAATAGTTATAAAGACCTTATGGATTTAGGTATGCAAGTAGACAGTAGATTTAGCAGTGAAATATTTAGTGTTGCTAGTAATATGTTAAATCATGCCATTACTGCTAAAACGGCTAAAATTAACAAAAAACTTAAAATGATAGAACTACAATTAAAGAAAGCTACATTAGATCATAAATTAAATCCTGCTGTAGAAGAAATATCAAATACTCCATTGGGTGAAGGTAAGGCTTTAGATAGAAATGAGTTATTAAAAATTCTAGCAGGTAAAAAGAACGAAGAATGATAAATACTAGATACGGGAACATGCAATGAAAAGCCTTAAAACATATATTACCGAAAGTGTGCATACATATAACTGCACTATTAAAATTGCAGGTGATGTTGATAAAAACTTTTTAGATTTGTTTAAATACAATCTAAGTAAGTTTGATCCTATTGATATCAGTGCTCCTACAACCACGCCTATTCAAAAAGATCCATATGGTTTTCCTAATTTAAGCAATGAATCTGTAACTATACTTAAATGTAAATTTAGATATCCAGCTACAGAACCTATGATCCAGCAAATAGCACAATTATGTGGGTATAATGTTAACATGGTCCGTTTAATTAGTACAAATTTTAATGACAGTATTAATACAGAATCAGATGAGTATGCTAATCAAATGAAAGAAAGCCCATTGCTTACTAAAAATGAAATGGGTTCAGCACCGGGTAGTAAAGAGGCTAGTAAAGCATATGGTGAGTCATATTTGACAAGCGTTAAAGATCAAATGAAGGATAATGAAATTGATATTACTTATGCAGGGCAAAAAACTCAACCAGCATTTGATCCATTCAAAGTTATACCTCAAGATCCTAGAGGTGATAATAGCCCAATGAGCAAGATTACTAGACCAAATAAACCAGCGACTGGCGCTAAGTTCAATAGATAAGGAACAACAAAATGGACATGAAAGATTTATTATCAAAAATGGCTCAGCTTAATGAGGCTAAAGAAGCAAGCTATTCACCATCATACCGTGTAGGTAAGACTGGTGATTTTAGTGATAAGCCTAATATGAAAAGAGGCACACCAGTTGCCGGTAAGGTAGGTAAATATGGAAAAACTTCAGATGAGTTAGGTGATCCTGATCAAGATCCTGATGATGATACCACTGCTAGTGCAGAGAAACGTGGTCGTGGTCGTCCTAAGAAAGCAGGTGGAGCGGCAGATACTAAAGATAGATACTCTGGTGCCAAAGACCTTCAAAATGTTATGATTGGTAAAATGCCTAAATCATTACCGGGTAAAAAAGGTACAGTACATAAATCTCCTCAAGATAAAGAAGCAAATGAATCTATTAAAAAGAAAAGTTTAAAAGATTGGGTTGAAAGAGTAGAAAGCGTATTAGCAGAAAATACTGCTACCACAACATCAACTGCTACTGCACCTAATTCCTCACAGAAAGTAATGGTAAAGCCTGGTCAGCCTGCTGGTCAAAAGCCTCCTGCAACAATGACTACACAAACAGGTCAAACTATAGCAGTAGGTTCAGCAGACCAAGTTAAAAAATTAGGTGATTTAGTTAACACTGGACAAGTGCAATTAACAAAGCCTGGTACAACTGAGCCACTAGATGAAGAAGGTGATGAAAAGTGGATCAAAGGTGCTATCAAGCATCCAGGTGCTTTCACTAAAAAAGCAAAATCACATGGAATGAGTACATCTTCATTTGCTAGTAAAGTATTATCTAATAAAGAAGATTATCCTGCTAGCACTGAAAAGCAAGCAAATCTTGCAAAAACTTTAGGAAAGCTTCGTAAAAAAACAGATGAGGCTGATATTCCACCAAATGATAGTTTAATGAGTCCTATTAGCGAAGCAAAGAAAAAAGCTGATGCAGCAGCAAAGAAAGATGATAAGGCTGAAAAAGCAGGCAAGAAAGTCGCTAAAGATATTGAGTATGATGAAAAAGTAAAAGATGGCATACATGGTAAAAAGCGCGGTGCTGAAGATAATAAAGCAGAACGTACGGGTAAAAAAGTTGCTAAGGACATTGAATACGATATGAAAAAGAAGTCAGTAAAAGAAGCCGCTAAGCCGGACTATATTGATTTAGATAAAGATGGTGACAAGAAAGAGTCAATGCGTAAGGCAGCTGCCGACAAGAAAAAGAAGGCTGTTAAAGAAGGTAGAGACCATCATTTAAGAGCAGCGTATCATGAAGGTAAGGCACATGGTTTAAGCAAACAAGCATATAACTGTCGTCATGACGATATGGAAGAAGCAAGACAATATCATGAAGGTTACAAGTGCGGTCTTGATGAGTGCTATGGCCAACAACCTATTTTAGGTTATGTTGGTGAAGAATCACAACATGATGTAGTTGACACAATGGCTAGTTACGGTGCTCATGGCTTAGAAGAAGATGACATGTACGAAATGGATAAAACTTCTTACATGAAGCAACAGGCAATTAAGTCTCCTAAGGATACATTCAAAGCGTTTGGTCAAACTTTCAAAGATAGTGATGTACTAGATGAATTTGCTTTTGAATCATGGGATAAGCAATTAACTGCTATCTTAGAAGGTAAAGAAGTTAATGAAGGTATGACAGTTTCTATCTCTAAAGGTCATCAAGGTTCTCCTGATTCGGTAAGCGTATCAGCACAAGATGGTGAAGCCGACCAATTGTTAGGCTTAATCAAATCAGCAGGCTTAGGTTTGTTTGGTGGAGATGAAAGCAAAGGTTTTGCACCAGGTGAAGAAACTCCTAGAACAGCACCAGGTGGTATTGAAGTAGTTGATGACCATGATGGTATGATGGCGTTAATGAAAAAATTAACAGGCGGTGATACATCAATCAGTGATGGAGATTATGAAGAAGAGCATGATCATGACCACGGAGATCATGAAGAAGAGTGTAATGAGTGTGGTTACATGGAAAGCGATTGCCAATGTGACAACAAAGAAATGGTTGATGAAGTTGAATCAGAAGATCAAATGACTTATAATGTAGCGGAAGATAATCTTCCTGATTCAGGTGCAGCAGAAACAACCGCTGATGAAAACGCCGAGGCTGAGGAAGATCAAGCAATTGCTACAGACGATGAATTCCAAAATGTCAATGAATGGGCTAATCAAGTTGGTGGAGGTTCAGGCAAAGGAACAGATGCGGGATTTGAGCAAGACATTGCATTTATGACTAAAGTCATTTCAGGTGGGTTGAATAAACAAAAATCAACTGGTCAGACAACTATTCCGGTGATTGCTCATCAGGGTCAGCGTACCGGGGTCAATGAAAATTATGTAGCTGATTGGAAAAAATTAGCAGGAATAAAATAAAAGTAACTAATAAAAAATACCCAGCTAGCTGGGTATTTTTTTGGCTATAGAATTGTTTATCTTAAAACGATAAATAATAAAATAAGAGGTAATGATAGGATGAGCCAGCAAAATATAGACTTTGGTACCTTTCCTGATGATCCAAACGCGGATGCGATAAGGACGGCTTTTCAGAAAGTACAAGAAAACTTTTCACAAGTTTTTAAAGGTCTTGAGGGTGCGGCTGTATCATCAGTAAATAGATTACCTGGTGCCGGTATTACTGTAAACGGACCAACTGGTAATGTTATTGTTACCGCTAATATTGCATGTGTACAAGTTCATACCAGTACATTAAGTATAGGTAGAGATTCTAATGGTAGTCAAGACGCTACTATTACTTCTAGTTCGCAAACTTTATGGGTAGATTTACCAACTACTATTTCCAATGTAAATAATATTATTTTAAATGGTTATGCCAATATTGCAGGTAATCTTCAAGTTAACGGAACTTCTACTCTAAGCAATTTAGTAGCCAATTATGCTAATTTAAATAATGATCTTAATGTTATAGGAAATACATCAGTAGTTAAAGTTTCTGCAACAGGTAATATTGTTACTACTGCTAATATTATCGGAGCAAATATTACAGCTAACGGAGCAATCACTACAGGAACATTGAATGTATCTAGCAGCGCTAATTTTGCTAATGTTAGCACTATTAATTTAGGAAATACATCTAATATTCTTATATCTGGCGGAACTAGTGGATATGTGTTGACCGCGACCGGTTCAGGAGTATTTTGGGCGTCACCTAGTTCTATTACAGTTTCGGGTTTTTCAGGATACTCAGGTACAAGTGGAAAATCAGGGTATACTGGTGTAAGTGGCATATCGGGCTACACTGGTGTAAGTGGATATACAGGTACAAGTGGAATATCGGGGTATACTGGTGTTTCAGGAACAAGCGGCACATCAGGTACTAGTGGATTTTCAGGTACTAGTGGTACTTCAGGTACTAGTGGATTTTCAGGTACTAGTGGTACTTCAGGTAGAAGTGGTTATACTGGTACTTCAGGATTTTCAGGTACTAGTGGATTTTCAGGTACTAGTGGATTTTCAGGTACTAGTGGATTTTCAGGTACTAGTGGATTTTCAGGTACTAGTGGTACATCAGGTACGAGTGGATTTTCAGGTACTAGTGGCATATCGGGCTATACTGGTACTAGTGGTACATCAGGTATAAGTGGTACTTCGGGTATTAGTGGATTTTCAGGTACTAGTGGATTT